GCCTTTATTGCGCTGTTATAGGTCTTTTGGGCATCAGCAAGACTCTTTTGTGAGTCCTTGATAAATTTCTGAACCTTATCAAAGGCCGATTCTACTCTTGGCCCTTGTCTTTTTTCTTCTTCTGGCTTTTTCTTGAAGTCTCCAATGCTACTTACACCAGATGCCTCTAGGATTCCAGCAAGAGTTGAAGTATCAACCCTATTTACTTCTTCCTCCCAAGAAGACAAATCTAGCTTGGGTTTGATTTTTAGGTTATTGAACCTGTTTATTTCTCCGCTAGTTACTTCTAGAGCTGTATCTACCTGAGAAAGAGATTCTGCAAACTCTATGGTGTCCGTAGTAAGGAATCGCCAGACCTCTCCCCAGTCTCCTCGCTTTGCTGCCTCGAAAGCGTATCCAATACCCTTGAAGCCTGCGATAAGAGAAGCGAGCGTAGTAATTAGCCACTCGATTATCTCGATTAGATCTGCTAGAAAATCAGCAAAGCCCTCCGCATCTCTTTTACCGCCGGTAATAGCACCAAAGAGAAGATCGAAAGCATCGGCTAGACCATCTAGGGCTTCATTTAGATCTGTGCCCTCGGTAAAGGCCTGCTCGAATACCTCGGCAAGAAACTCTAGGAAGTCTGCTACCGCCGGGCCAATCTTCTCCGCAATGTCTTTGAATACGGGTAGGAGGTCATCTTTAGCAATACCGACTAGCTTTTCAAAGGAGGGTAGAAGAGCCTGCCCGATTTCCGCCTGTATATCGGTAAAGCTAGCCGCAAGTATTCTTTGCCTGTTAGCTAGCGAGTCAGAAGTATTAGCAAAGTCCCCGGCGGTCTTATTGGTCGATTGCAGTAGGAGGCCGTATCTAGCTTGAACCTTCTCGGTTTCGGTTAGCTCTTTTCCGACTTCTCCAATGCCGTTAGCCATTGCATAGGCTTTTACCTCGGAGTCGAGAAGGTTTATACCGAATCGCTTTAGTGGCTCTGCCTCGCCAGATAGACCAGACTGGAAGACCTGTAGGGCTTCGGATACATCAATGTTGAAGACCGAAGCAAAGTCTGCGGCTCTGGTCGTAACATCTCCGATAAAGCCGGCAACATCGCCACCCTCACCAACTACTCGCTCAGCAAAAGCCGAGAACCTAACCGCAGCTTGATTGAACTCGGTTCTTGCTACACCTAGAGACTCTGCTGAAGTCTCTCCGATTTTTAGAATTGCATCGGCGGCATCACCAAAGGCTACATTTACAGCGTTAGTTGATTCCTGTAAGTCGGAAGCTGCCCGAATAGAATCGACAGAAAGTTTTGTAATAGCGGCTGCTCCGGCTGCGGCGGCAATACCGATTCCCTTGAAGGTATTAGTAATACCCTTACTTACGCTTTGCAGAGACCTCTCTGCGGCCTTTATACCCTTGTCATTCCAGACAGATTTGAGAACAACTCTTACAGACCCGGCCATTAGTTACCTTTGTTAGCAATTATGTAGTATTTAGTAATAACTTTGTCTATCTCTCTCTCGACAGCATCAAGCTTTCCTTCGAGAGCTTTCCAAGCAAATCTAGAAAGCGATCCATAGCGAGACTGCAACTCCTGAATCATCTTTGCTCCCTGCCCTGCTAGCCTGTGCCTTCTCCGCACGATTTCGCCATTCCTCTTGCGGTAGGAATACATCCTAGAGACTCCCGAGAAGTTTCCTCTGCTAGCTTTACCTGCCATATCGGCCATAGAGACCGCAGGGCTGTTTACGATAATTTTTACTAGCGAAGTCGTAAGGGTATTCTTACCTCTCTTCATCGCCTGAGAAATAGTTGTCGATTTAGGGTTTAGAGCCTTACCCTTTCTATCGGCTAGGGCAAACTGGCCTGTTCCCTTCCAGTTCAAGCGACCCTCATTGATCGAATAGCCGCTTGTGCCGGTTCTTTTATTAGTCCACTTTATGACCTGCCCCATACCGCTTAGGGGAGGCTCATTGGGGATAAGCTTTTTTATCTCTTCATTTACGGGTTTTGCGATAGCTCTAATCTCTTTGCGAAAAAGCTTAGATAGATCTCCCTCGATGTCCTTTAGCTTGCGAACCATCAACCGAACATCATTAGAGTTCAGTTCAAGAATAGGACTTAGCATCAAACACCTCTATAACATTCTACCTAAGAGAAAACCGCCTATTTCTAGGCGGCCTCTAGTTTTTACTTAGCTCGTGCGCTCTCCAAACTAGGTATCTTCCCATAGTCCAAAGCATACGCTCATCGAGCTTCATTAGATCTACCGGGCTTATTTTGTATTCATAAGCCAGATTGACTAAATACCAATGCGCAGAGCTAGAGCCTAGCCCTTCGATGCTTTTGGGTCTACAGCTCCGATGTTAGCAACTCCCTCGACCCAAGTATCAAAGTCTGCGGTTATTTGCTTTTGTCTGGTTAGCGAAGACCAAGCGAGCCAGAGCAGGTGACTTATCTTCATCTCCTGCCCTAGCTTCGCTATGCTTAGGTTGTGATGGGCTTCAAACTTCACCATATCGGCCATCGTGACCTTTACAGCTTCCTTCTTGCCATCCTCTAATTCAACCTCTAGTTGCATTTGCATAAGGTCTATCCTTTCTGTTTTTTATTATTTTAGGACTCTGCCCGAGCGATTTCGCCTGTAATCGTCCAAGTGAGATTTTGTACTGCCAAGTCACCGACCGCACCCGAGATTGGGGTTAGGTTATCGACAAGAACAGTGAACTCATACTCAGGTGCTGAAGTTCCAGTTGGAGTTCCAGCAGGGTTGATAGTTACTGTTGCGATCGTGTTCCATAGTGGAAACAATACGCCATCGAGAGCGGTGCTTGCGTAGTCGTTGTGCATAGAAATTGTGACTGAGCCACCCTTTAGGCCACCCTTGTAGGTGCGGAATCCAGAATCACCAAAACTGGTGGTCTCGATCGCATCTGAGGTGAGGGACAGTTCAACCGAATTTACCGACTGAGAAATTGCTGTGCCGTTTAGAGCAACAACAACATCTGTCAGAACTTGCTTTGCCATTTATTTTCTCCCTGTTTTAGCTAGCTAATACACGAACATTGAACTCGGCTGCCAGATAAGTTATATCTGAGATTACAACTGAGCCGTAATTCGTCATTTCGGTCACTATGCAGTCAAAGGCCTTACCGCCTAGTGTCCTATTAGATTCTACCGCAAGCGATACACTCGAAGCTCCGGTAGAAGAGCAGTAATCATCTAGCCTTTTCTGTGCGGATCTTTCATCTACCCTGCCAACTATTACCTGAACAGCAAAGTTGTATTCGGTCATTCCTCGCTTGAAATCTTGGTGATACTGAACCCTGTTTAGCTGAATAGTAGCTATAGGCGGATTAGGGTTATCCGGAATAAAGGCAGAAGTTCTTAGGCCGCTAATAGTAGCGAGATTAGTTGCGATTCCAGAGCGAAGTTCATCGATACTGGCCATTACGCCATCCTTATTTTCTGTATGGCTCAATAAGGTGCTGAACATCGGGGTCTAACTAAATCCGACTCGGATAGAACCATACTCTCCGGAAATAACTCCAAGCGGAGAATCTAGCCTCTTGAAAATCCTCGATCCGAGAATAACTGTTGCCTGCGTTACTGCAATTGGGATAGAAGACCAACCCCAGACTCCGGTAATCCTTACAGTTGCCTCTCCGCCTCTAGTTGGAAATAGATAGTCTTCTACTGCCCTAATTTGGGTGTAAGGAAGTATCTATACCGCCACTAATACCATTTAGTGGCTCTGCTTGCCAGTCTGCGGCTGTCCAAGTCGTATCGTAAGACTCGCCATCCTCCGAAGTCTGAACTTGACTTAGGGTAATAAAGTCATCGGTTGCGCATACATAGTTATCGAGCGGTGCGAAAATCTTTGTTGCTGTTCCTGCGTTATAGAAAAACCTCTCGGTATAAGAATCAATTTGCCTAGAAGCTGATTCAACCGCCATCTCTAGAAGGCTATCGTCATAGGAATCAGAAACTCCTATTGCCGCCTTGATTTGTGCTAGAGATGCATAGCCATTTGTGATTGCCATAAATCCTCCGGCTTCTATTCTACCTCTCGCAGTTCAGCGATAATTTTCTGAAAGGTAAGAATATCGTCAAGGACATTTATACCGGGATCGAACCAGTCGATAAATTGCACATCATCTCCCTGAAGAATCGTGTTATGCGTAGTTAGGTCTCCGTGAACCTGCTTAGGATTTCTCTTTTCTAGCAATTCGATTATGTGCTTGCGACTCGGATACCTACCCGAATAGTCGATAAAGGTTCTTAGATTGATTCCCCCTGTGCCAGTCAAAAATCTTGCCTCGCTGTAGTTTCTTCTTAGTAAAGAAATTCGACTCAATCTTTAGTTCGTGCGAGTTTTCTCGGGGAGTAGATAGATAGGACTTTACGAGAGTTTCTTTCTTATCCTTCATTACAAAAACAGGTCTTTCCGGCCCAGAAAGGTGCGACTTACCATAACCGATTATCTTTGCATCTTCGGGGATAAATCCTGCCTTTACAGACTCCTGCCCGCAAGCTCTGTCCTCGGTAGCTATCTCTGCGATAGTCATAGTGCCTAGAGATCTAACGACTTTCATAACCTCGGCAAAGTCTCCTCTAGTGTGATGTATAACCGACATAGCAAGAACCATATCGAAATGTTCTACCTCGGAGAGAGTGCGGAGATTTTCTAGGGTAAAGGTCTTCTGTAGCAAAACAACCCGAGTATTTCCGTTTTCCTCGAGTATTTGCTTTAGCCAATTGCCATAGATGCCCTCAATGGCTACAACTGTGCAATCGGGAAAGTCTTCGGTTAGTCGAATCGAGAAATAACCTAAGTTAGCTCCGATGTCTAGAACAGTAAAAGGCCTTCTAAACTTTTTAGCCTGAGACTTGATTAGTTGATACCGAGACTCGACCTCTCGAATACCTTTTGCCTTTAGCTTTCCTTTTACCCAGATGTCTTGATACTGCTCCATTATTGCAATCCTTTCAGGAATGGTAACCAGTCGTGATTCCAAACCTTTTCGACATCAAATTTCTGAGCAAACTTTCTAGAGACCTCCGAGTGCCTGCCCTGAGACTTACTAACTTCATAAGCATCCTCTAGAGCCTGCACGATAGAAGCGATTGATGGGGTCTTCCACCAAGCCGCCTGAGCCTCATCCCAGAAGAGTTGTCCCTGAACTCTAAAGCCATCTTCGGCAATTAGATCTCTTGGCCCAGTCCAGTCTGAGCCGATAACCCTTGTGCCACAGGCCTGAGCCTCGATAATCGGAATCTCAAAGCCTCCTCCGAGAGAAACCTGTAGAGCGACATCCGCAGCCGAATAAATTCCTGCTAGGTCTTTCTGGTCGATACCTAATCTGTAATCAACGGGGTCAGGAAAAATTACAGAGTCCATCGATAGACCGCAGGCCTCGACTAACCGGGGAAGATGAAAGCCTGCCATAATTCCCTTTGGCTCTGTGTGTATGTAGAGATAAGCATTAGGGACTTTTTGCCTAAAGGCGGAGAAAGCCATAATCGCCTCGGCAAATGCTTTGCGGTGAAGCGACTTATTTGCTTTATTAGCAGAGTTGATTACTACCAAGAAATCATCCTCTTCGATCCCTAAGAACTCTCGAGCATTATCCTTACCTATCTTGTCTCTAGGCTTGAATTCTCCTACTGTGTCGATAGCGTGAGGTATATAGATACTTTCTATACCGACATCATCGAGCTGTTCCTTACCGAAAGGTGACATAGCGATAGGGGTAACATTTTCTTTCTCTAGCCAAAGCCTTACCGCAGGAGGCATAGAGATGTGGTCTAGTGGCACCCAACTAAGGATTCTAGGAAACTCTTCGGCAGGCCACATCTTGTCCCTTAGAGTCCAGACATCGCCGAGAGTAAGTATGTAGTCTTTATTCTTACTCTTCGAAGCCTGTATTTTATGCGCAACCGCTAGGGCATCTTGGCTCATTCCGTCATAACCTCGAGCGTAGTGCGGAATCTCGCCATACTTTGTTTTATGAACTGAGTTAGATCCCTCTAGGCCGTAGTTAGATTGGTGGGCTGCATTTACCCCGTGCCTAACTAGATAGTCGAGTAGGTAGCCTATTTGCATCCCGTAACCGGTAGGGAGGTAAGGACTATTAGACCAAGTAGTAATAGTTAGGTCTAATTTTTCGTATTTAGACATAGCATCCTTTCTACTCACATAATAGTAAAAACCCCCACCTTTTGGGTGAGGGTTTCTACTTTTTCTTAGTTTTTGTACTAGGCAGCAGTTCCGATGTACTTGGAGAAGTGTGCCTGATGGCTCAAATCACCATCCACCCGGACCATAAAGCGGAATACGCTTAGGTCGTTGGCGAACTTGTAGTCATCGCTCCTGTCGACTCGGAGACCACCTGCAAGGCGAACCTTGTATGAAGGTAGGTATCCAAATCCGAAGCTAGCTGCTGCGGATCCAACTGCTGCAACCGCTGGGTTCTCAAATACTGGGAATCCAAGAAGGGTGTCAGGAGTCGAAGCCGATAGAGCTGGCTGGAAGATGTACTGGTCTGTAGTGTCCTTAAGCTTGCGAGCAGTCTTGATCGCAGATGGGGACATTAGGAATCCAGTTCCGGGTAGCCTGCGCACAGCACCATCCACGCTGTAGACCAAATCGATGATTTCGTCTGCGGTGAATCCGCCGGTAACAGTTCCGTTTACTCCCGTGCCTGCGGCGGTCATAATGCCGTTTGGTTGAGAGATACCGGTGCCAGTGGTCAGTGCAGCGTTTACTGCATAACCAATTGCGTTACCTGCCTGTCGAGCTAGGACATCGGCGATCGAAACGCCTCCATCCTCGATTAGCTCACGAGCGACCGGCACCAAGAAAGCATACTTGTATGCTCCGAGGGTGATGCTGCAAAATGTCGGCTCACTCTCATCAATCTCTGCGCCTGCGGCCTCTAGGCCTGCGGTGCTGTATGCACTCAAAGTTGGAATCTTCAGATCCTCGCCTGACTGCGTGTTGAAGACCTCGGAGACATCGAGCATTGGCCCAACTTCACGAGCGAGATCGAAAACACGAGCAACGAAGCTTCTGTGGGACTAGACCAGCAGAACCTGATGGGGTCAGGGTTCCACGAGTCTCGAATGTGTGAGAGCGAAGCTCTCCCATAGCAAGCGAGCGGACAATGTCCTCATCGCTCTTTGATACCTCGGTAATCTCAAAGCCTCGAGCAGCTTCGGCGGCCTTAGCCTCACGCTCTTCTGCCTTGCGGATTACCTCAATAGCAGCTGCACGCTCGTCAAGGTCTGCGTTGATTCGGTCAAACTTCTCCTGCTCTTCGCCGGATAGGTCACGATTCTCAGCAGCGGCGTGATCGAGAAGAGCTTTAGCCTCTTCCCACGCCTTTGCACGAGCCTCAGCCTGAGCCTTAATAAAAGACTGTGACATTTGGCATTTCTCCTAATAGTTAGTTGATTGATTTAGCCGTGCTAACACAGAACTAAAAACGGCGGTGCTGACACTCAACCTATAAACCATTCTAGCAATACGCCTGTCATACAAAAGGAAACCCCCGGGGTAGAAAGGATAAGACCCCCGGGGCGGGATACTCGCTCTGGCAACTGCGGCTAGGGATTACCGCTTTTCTTGTTGGCTTGGTAATGCGAGTTTCCCTTTTAGCGACACCCACCGATGTATCGCCTTCTGAATCGCTCTCCTCTTCGAGTGCGACATTTTTATTGTCTAGTAGCCAAATAGCCTCTGCCCATTTATCGGAAAGAGTATAGATAGCACCGACTGAGGGATTACCTGCTAGATCTAGAATTACTTTTTTTATTTCTGCTTTAGTAGCCATTAGTTCCTCTTTAGTAGAAGTTCGAGTTGCTTACGCTTTAGATCGAGAAGGCTAGGGGTTTCCTCTTCTGCCTCTTCTATCTCGACCTGTGGCGATAGTGAATCAACAACTGTCTTGATTAGTTCTGACTCTTGCTCCGAAAGGTCTGCGCCTTCCTCGAGCTTTAGGACTGCATCTGCGAGTTCATCCGCATCGACCTGTGCCCTAGCAGCCGCCTTATCTAGCGACCTAACTAGAGCCTCGGTCTCGGTGTATGCAGGAAAGGCAACAATGCTGGCCTCAAAGATTCTTACTGACCTAAGTGTTCTCTCGGTCATCTCTTGATTCCAAGAGTCCTTCTGAACCGAAAAGCCAAAGCTCATTTTTGACAAATCGCCTCTTTTTAGAAGCTCTGCCATATCTCTGCCATCGCTAGTATTTGGCAGGTTAGCCTCGACCCTTAGGCCGATTTCATCTTCATACATCCGCATAGTCCCCGAGCGAGTCGATGCTAAGACTCTTCCGGTGTCGTGGTTTACCAGTAGCTTGACATCGTTTCGAGACCTAAGAGACCTGCGGAAAGCTCCGGGTTCTATCTGCTCTCGGAATCCGCCTAGATCCTCAGACCAAGAGTTGAACTTAGCGGCATAGCCGATAAAGGCCATCCCGTCTTGCTCTTCTCTAATCTCAAAATCCGCATCAAAGTTTCTAGTTTCGTGCTTCATCTTTCCTCGCTCTTGTTCGGCTTCTAGTCTAGTAACAACACCCTCCGCATAGGCTTGTGCCCTGCGAGCAGATCTTTTAGTAGTGCCTCCACCCCAAAGAGCCATAGCGACTACTCCGGCAGAATGGGAATTGGTCGGAATCTGGGTCTGCGGCAGGTGCATCTAGATCTCCGATGTGTCTCGCAATCCAAGCCGCTATGCGTGTCCATTTATCGGCAGATAGCTCTTCGCCTGCGGCCATTTGTCGAGCTTCTCGAATAGTTCTATCTACTAGGCCATCTCCGCCTTTGCCCTCGGCATACCAGTCAAGGCCTCGCCTAGCACTTGCACGCATATACGCAGGAGGAGTTCTATCTACTTGCCTTGACTCTTGGTTTTCTTGCCAAGCGTTGCAATAGTAATCTCCCCTAACATACTCTTCCCATCTTTCGCAGTAAGCCATATCATTTTCAGTATTATCTTCGTTATAGAAGAAGCAGTTACCGCAAGCTCTTCCCTCTGGAACATCTTCTGATAAGGCTGGCCGATAGTTGTCGGGCAGGTCTCTTTTTGCCCTTTCTCCGCCGGGTTCGATACCCTCTGCTACAGAGACCGCAACCATTTGATCGATAGCACTTTGCTTAGTATCGTGACAGCCGATTACTTCGCCATCTTCCTTCTGGACAGCCCAACCCGAGCAATCTGGGTTTGAATCAGAAATAAAGTATGGCACTAAGACCTCACCACTAAGGTATGTAGTTCGTTTCCTGTGGTATCGGAAACAGCCCAGACTTCATCTCCTGCCGCTATGTCTATCTGAATAGTTTCGGTATCGGACAAGTGAAGGCCATTAGAGATGGTAACTCCCGGGCCATTTATGTAGATGTCGCTGTTTGAACTGTGTTCGTGGTTATGAAAAACTATCCTTTGGGCAGACCGCCAACCATCTACAACTTTTACTGCTACTGTTCCTATTGTGTGGTGTGTCGCTATAAATCCCATTACTCCTCCTCATAAACAGATTCAGGGTCTTCGGGGTCTACCTGCGCAACTGACTGCAACTGCACGCTAGGCAAGCCGCTGTGGTTTATCGCAGGAAGATCGAGAGCGGAAAGAACCTCACTCGGGACAAATCCAACTTGAACTAGCTTCTGAGCCATCGTTACCCTCTTATCGGTAGCGACTAGATCGGCGGCATCAATGTTTACATTTGATAGTGGGACTCTAAGGACATCTCCGCCGTCAATCTTAGAAAGACCCTCGGCTACTCGAGCATCGTTAGCGGTAAGGATGCCTGCCTGTATTCCCTGCGAGTATGCGGTAAACCTAGACTGCGCATCTCCTCGGAGTAGCGAGTTCATATTGAACTCTATAAATGCACCTTGCCCGTTAGGGTAAACCTGCAAGAGAGTTGAAAGAGTGTTTTCGATAATCGACACATAAGGCCTGAGCGTATGTGTAACGAACTCGATCTGTGTGGCCTCGACCGATGAGTAAGTATTTGTGCCGGGCAGGTTCATCATATGGCTAGGGATGTTCCAAATACGGCAAAG